TCGTGTCCATACTTATTTGTGAGTCGAAAGAACTCACGGGCAGGCATTGTTGCAACACATTTACCTAGTACCGGGTGTGTCTTGCCTTGTTCTTGTCGCGCCTCTTTACGCGCAATGTTTACTCGATCAGCTTCAGTAGCTGCCTCTAGTTTAAATCCATTGAGGATTTCTTTCATAAAAGCACGGTCTACTTCTCCATCTGAGTATCGAGGGAGTTTTGTAATAATATCTGTCATAAATAAAAGGCAGGGGGCCGAAGCCCCCATACCGAGAATTATTTTAGTTAGAGAATTGCTCTCCAGCAGTTGGGTGATAAGCCACAAGGATTCTGAATTTACCTTTAGTAGCGTTACCAAAACCGTTACCAGTTCCATTGGAATCAATGTTTACTGCACTTACAACGTGAGAAGTTGCTGTTGCTCCATTTAAAAGAGCTCCAGTGTTCTCATAGATAAGACCAGCAGTATCGCCTGTGAAGCAGTTAACTTCAGCAACGAAACCATTGTCATCTCCATCATCGCCAAGTGCGATAGTAGCGTCTGAAATAGCACTACCTGTGCTTACGTCAGCTGTTACTAATTCGTCAACGATGATCGCTGCTTTAGCAATAACACCAGCCATAGCTGATCCACCAACTTGCACAGCTGTTGTTTGTGAGCCGGTTGATGCAGACAATTCTGAAGCATCAAAAGATGCTTCGTGAGTATATCCAAGAGCTAATGTTTGGATGTCACCGATTTTTTTTAGTTCGATAGCCATAGTATTTTACCTCCTAGTTATTAGCTTAATGCTGTTATCTTACCGTGAGCACCAGGGTGGTACACAAGGGATGTTAATGCGCAATCAACGTAGCCACGCTCACCACCACCTAAGTTAGGTAGGCGAGTTGAACCCATAGGAATAAGCTCAGCAACACCAAAGTATTCTGGGTTAATGATATAACCAGTGTCTTTGTTTGTTGTATCAGGAGCTGTATCAGGATTCATATTTACGATTGAGATAATCCCGTGGTCTGATTGATAAAGCTCAACAGACAATTTGATTTGAGAGCTACCTCCGTCGTAATTTACGTTACGGATTGAGTTATTAGCAGCGTTTTGTGCGATTGGGTCAAGGCGAGCGAAGTCGCTAATTTCACGACGTAGAGCTGTGTCAGCTACGAGTGTAAGATTGTTTGTTGAACCAGTAACACGATAGATGCTTGTGATTAGATTGTTAAGAACTGTTTCAGTGAAATCACCAGTACTGTGAATAGAACCACTAGGTGTACGGAAATCAGCTGGAACGTCTGATGGGCCAGATGAATCAATCCAGTCACCAAGTCCACGAAGTCCGTATGCTGTACCAGCACCGTTTTCAACTGCACGGTCGTTATTAGAAATAAGAGTTGCTTCTACGTCACGTTTTAGTTCGCGGATTGCTTTAGCTTCTGCTTGAGCTACTTTAGCAGGGCCGACAGAATCGACTGCTTCTTGTAGGTCAGAAACCATATAGTCACGACGGAACTTTTGGATGTAGTTGCCAAGACGAGCACGACCTGAGAATTTGTCAGTAAAAGCTGTTACGTCAGCTCCTTCTGCAACTCCTGATGTGCTTGGATCGGCCAAGCTATCAACTGTCCACTCAACAAATGTGCTTGATGCTTTTTGTTTGTTGGCGGATGAAAGAACGGGTGTTTCCTCTGGAGCAAGAATAGTTAGGACATCTAACAAGTCCTCTCTGTTGGAAATAGCCGATCCGGTACCCGTAACTGCCTGAGGCGCGTTCGGGTCAAATGTATCTGAAAATGCCATTATATTTTAGAATTTAATTATTATCGGTTTTGTATTTGTAATTTTCTCATTTCAGCGAAATCACGTGCACTTCCACTTTGTCGGAATCTTGACTGGAGATCTGCTAGAGCTTTTTTTGTCTTATTAGTTGGTTTCTCTGACTTTGCAGAAGATATATTGCCAGTTTTGGTTGGTGTCAGCGAAGCTGACTTTTTAGTTGTAGTTGTTTTTGTTTTTGGCGCATCTGTCTGCACTGGTTTGCGACCATAAATACTGTTAGCTGCGTGAGCAAACATATATTCAAGACGTCCAGATATGGCAGGTAATTCTTTATCAACAAGTGTTTTTAGACGGTTATAATTGGGATCCCTTAGCGTAGCAAAGAATTGTTGACGTATATGATTATCTTCACCGTTTAACCAATCAAGTTCTTGGCGAGCTTGTGCATCAAAGGTTTGTTGTATTTGGTATCCTTGCGCACGAACTTGCAGTTTTCTTAATTGATCGGGAATATAATCTTTTTGTGCTTTCCGAGCGTTTAGTAATGCTTTGCGAATTTCTTTTTTCGTGAGCTCTTTACCGTCAACTTCGGTCACCACATCGTCTGCTGAGTAATCATCGCTTTCAAACAAAACGCCCTCTGCCCATTCAATCGTGGAATCGATTTCTTCAGATTTGTTTTGCAGCTTTTCAACTGAATCCAAATCACTGAAAGGGTTATCTTTGATTTCTTTAGCAGGTGCTTCTTGCTTACTTTGCAACATTGACTCAAGCTGAGCTACTCGCTCCTCGGCAGCTTTACGGGCAGCGGTCATTTCACCGAATCGCGCAACAGCACGACTACCCATCTTTTTGCCAAGTTCTTTTAACTCATCTTCTGACAAACTGTTAATATCCAACTGTGAAAGAACATTTTCTTCGGATTGTACTTCTTCAACTTCTGTTGCTTCTGCACTTTCCTCAGAGCTCTCTGTAGGTTCTTCGACCTCAGCTGTAACAGCTTCGGGCTGAGCCCCTAGTCTCCTTTGAGTAAATTCCTCAAGGGATGTATTGTGTATTTCCGTTGTATTTTGATCTGCTTCAACGACTGCAGTTGTGTTTTCTTCTGACATAAGATTATTTGACTATTCCACTCCTTAACGCCGAGCGATAGCGATGGATGTATTATATCACAGTGGTCGTTAATTCAAAGAACTAGAATGTCTTTTCCTTAACTGTTCCCAATCTGCCATACGTAAAATCTGATCGTATGTAATAATCCTACCAGCAAGTTGTTGCAACTGCTCGTAATTTGCATTGTGCATTTCTTCTATAGTCTCTTCTCGCAATGCGTAGATTACTTGCACAAACCTAGCAAACGTTTCGTGGTTGCTAAGCATTTTGATGTCATCATCTAAATTATTCGTCATCTGGAACCCCTGCTCGATTGAATTGGTGATTACCTACCATAAAGGTATCAACATCTTGTGACGCGTCATAATTGGCGTCCCGTGTTCTAAATCCTGTTGCAGTTAATATCTTGGGGTCAATTTCAAATGATTCGGCTACAAATTGTGCCGTATCGTCGTTGCTAGCAAATTGAATCATTTGGCGAGCTAGCTCTAAATCCTCTGCAGTAACCGGTGAGTCCTGCTTGATAAACTCTCCTGTGCTGTCATCTACCACAGCATACTGTTTAGGAGATGTTAACAAATCCATAAATGTAGGCTTTTTATTGGTGCTGCCTGGCATAAAGGTCGATGGGAGCACTTCCTCGTCGTGAATCAATCGGTGACGATTAATAATCGAACGAGCTACCGCAAACATCCCCTTCTCTTTTTCACCACGAGCTTCAAGGGCTACAGCCATAGCTAGTTTTTCTAAATCTTCAGCTTTAGCTTTTTTCATAGCCTCTTCCATATTTTTACGGGCAACGTACTGTTGCGGGCTCATATTGTCTACTTGTTGTTCCATATTATTGTTGTGGCATTTGTTGGGTTTGCATTTCTCCCATTTGAGCTGGGGCTGTTCCGATTCTACCAATTTGAGCATTTTGTATTTGTTGCATTTGGAACTGATATTGTCCTTGGTATTTCTGTAATCGTTCGGCAAAGGCTGGATCAGTTTGCATCCGCTGAGCAATATCAGGCTGAGAAGCATACTGCTCAATAACTTGCATCGCGATTTCGCCACCTGTCGGGCGTGCAGGCATTTCAATTCCGGCAAATATCTTAGCAAGGTCATCGGTAACATCTTTCATTACGTCCTCTTGACCATTTTGCGCTGGCTGTAAAATACTGTCAGAGAGAACAGGATCTATACTAGAAGCAGCTATTTCTAACAAACTGTCAAGATTAATCCTGCCGGTTTGGTCAAACTGAGTAAGTGCTTGGAATGCTTGAATCTTTTGTTCCTGAACTTCTGGGTCAGTGTTAAGTACGTCGTAGCTTACGATTACATCAAAGTTCTCATTGGGATCACCCTTTGTAATCTGCATTGAGTCCGGTACACCAGTAACACGGAAGAATGTACTATCGGGGCCAAAGCGCTGATAGCACTTGTAAGCCATATTCAAAACATCGGACACGTGTCTCAAGAACTTATTTGTGAGGAACTGTAAACGAGCATTGCTCATCTGTGTGCCCTCATCGAGTCCAACGAGCTTGTCAGCGATGCGTTCCATAGTTTGTTCAATCTCTACAGAACCTGAATTATATGCAGGTGTAGGAGCGAAGTCCAAGTCACC